TACTTATTAGATACGTTTTGTAATATCTAAAATTGCTTCAATTTCTTCCCAATCTGCATTATGTGCCTGCCAATCGCCTTTATGTGCAATTTTAATGGCTTTGTTAATAACGCTAGGTTTTACCTGTAGTTCTTCTGCTACTGCTTGTACTGTTTCTTTTAAGCCCACTTGCAAGTCTTCAATTTCACGTAATACTGTTGATCCTTCAGTGATCAATCTTTCTAATTTTGCCTTTTCTTCTGCTCCGTAACTACGTCCTGACATGTAAGTCTCCTAATGTATATGCCTATTGTACATTACTTATGTTGTTAATGCAACCTCAATGATATTTTTGAGGTGAAAATGGCGGAATAAATCCGCCACAATCTAGCTCCGTTATTTAAGTTTGCCAGCTCTTTCTGCTTTTCTTAAATATGCATCTTTTTCTTGATTAGACATCTTGGACCACTTGTCCACTTGACCAGCATCATACGGAATGGTATCGAGATCTCCACGTTTGTGAAAACTGCCTTCTTCATCCCGTCCATCTGGGCCATACCATCTTCTATAATTGTTACCAATATTTTTCCATCCACCTTTTTCTGTTGATGTAACACTGGGAGCCTGACCAGCTTGACCCAGTTTTGCTCTAACCGCTGCCAATCTTTTTTGTATTGCAGGATCTTTGGATTTTGACAACTCTGCAATAAGTGCGTCAATTTGTGATTTTAATTTTGCTAGCTCTTCGTTTTGTTCTGGTGTAGGGTTGTTAGCAACGCCGGGTTCTTCTTGGCCTGTTACTTTTTGAGCCTGACCAGCATCACCACCAGCGGTAGTATTAGTCTCAGCGCCAACTGTGTTGGCATTTGCCTCAGCATCTCTTCGGTCAGCTATTCGATTGGCTTCTTCTTCGTCTTTGGCTTTCTTTTTATCGTTTGTAGTACTGGTATCAGTCTCATCCCCGTCAAAAGTTTCATCCCCAGATCCATCATCTGGATTATCTCTCATGCCATAATATGCGGCGGCCGCTGCCAACAACACTGGAATACTGATCAAGCCGCCAATTTTGGCCTTTCTACCCAGTCGTGCCCAAAATCCAACTTCTTTTTCTGTACCTTCCAGTCCTTCCCAAGCACCTTTATAAGACGGGTCATCTTTTAGTGTGCGCTCCAGTTGTTCGCTAGGAGTTTCGTTGGGTTTTTTAGGTAATAGATTTTCTTCTTTGATTTTTACTGTGCCGTCATCTAATGCAGTTTTGGCAACAGATTTTTCTCTTTCAATTTCTTTCTTAACAAGTACTTCTGCACCAGTAGTAGGAGCAGGTACTTCTTCTGCAGGCTTCGGCGCAGTTGCAGGACGGTTTTTTAACTCTTTTTCGTATTCTTTTCTTGTTACTGCTGGAATATCTTTATTTTTTAATGCGGCTTCGAGTTCTTCTCGACTCATGCCTTGTGCTTTCTTTCTTGCAACTTCTGCTGAATCAAATTTATCTTTGGGATTTTCGGCCGGAGGTGCGCCTGTTTTTTTCTTTTCTAATTCTTTTGCAAATGCTTTGCGTTCTAATGCAGTGCCTTCTCCTGATGCAATCTTTTTTTCTAATTCAGAAATACTTAATCTTTCAGCTTTTGCAGTGGCATCAGCAACTGGGTCCAGTCCTGGAGCAGAAGGCTCAGCAACAGTTTTGCCAGCATTAGCACTGAAACTTTTTACTGCTCTGCCTTCTTTAGCGGCTGTTTCAACTTCAGTTTTAATAACATCAGCTGTTCTGGTTATAATTTTTTTAGGTTCTACACCGTTGACTGATTTTATAGAGTATAATTCAGTTCCAGGCATGTGATCCCATACTTCTTTGACTTCACGTTCAACTACTTCACCGGTTGGTTTTCCGTTGATTACTTTTGGTTTTTTTATTATAACAGAAATTTCAACACGTGGCCCTAGCTCTTTTACCAGTTCTTTTCCAGTTTTACCAATTAGTCTTTTTGCAAAATTCTCACCCGTATCGCCAAGCAGGCCTTCAGTTAGGGGTTTGTTTTCAATACTGTCAAGAATACGTCTAAGTTCTGACATGTGTGCGGTTAAATTATTCATTGTAGGCCTTCCTCCCATCCTGTTTTTTTCCTTACCAAATCTATGCCAGGTTGAATTTTATCTACTGCATCATCAAACCCTTTACCTATGGCGGCATGCGTTTTGGGAAATTTTTCTTTTATCAGTGCTGACAACCCGTTGAATCCTATGGTCCACAAGAACGCATGACTAAATGCTTTTGGTCCTAACTGCTCTACCAAAGACTTCCTCAATACATCTGCATGTGGTTTCAGTGCGGCGCTGATAGCACGACGAATCGCGGGTCCATTTCGCTTTGCCAGTTCCCAAGCTACTTTGCCCCAAGAATTAAATAGAAATACAAGACCCTTGCCTATTCTAATCAACCATTTGATAACTATATAGGCCCCTGCAGCCGTTCCGCCCAGCGACGTACCAGCTGTAAATGGCGCCAATATGGTGCCTCCGATAACAAGCCCAGTTGCAATGCCTAAATCCATTGCAAGATCTCTAAAAGTGAATACTTGGTTAGGAATGATTTCGTCGTCCCATGACAGGGTATCCTCAGTCCAGTTGTTCCAATATTTGTTATGAAATGCAGTGTCCCACCAGCTTTGCTCATCTTTGCTGACTGGTGTTTTATTCTTGCCAGTGATTGTTCGAACCAACGCATCCGCGGCTTTGTCTGTGGTTGTTATTACATGTTTTTCTTTCCATGATCGACGATCAACACGTCCTGATTTGGTATCATCAGCATCGCCATATTTACTTTTTAAATATTCATCTGGATCAAAGTTGTCATCATTTTTATTGTTAGGTTTGTCATACTTAGATGTCAAACTGAAATCATCATCTGCTTCTAACAACTTTTGAAAATTTTTATTTTGATATATAAAATTTTCAACTAACTCTGCGATTGAAGTTTTTTTTTGATAGCCAAAACTTTCAATCAAGGCCGTTGACAGTGCGGATTCTTTAACAACACCTGGCACTGCTATCTGTCTTGCATTATCCCAAGTGGCACCTGCGTTTGGCGCAACAGTTTGTCCGCCAGTGGCTTTTGTACCACCCCATGTGGGATCAAATTCATGTGCGCCTGCATCATCACTGTCATCCATTGGATCTCTAGCGGCAGTGGCTTTTGCAGCCTGGCCCTTTTTAACACCAGTTTTGATATCTGCTTTGAGTTTGAGATACTGTTCAACCAAGCCTTCTAACTGAGTCATCTTTGCTTCTTCATCTGCTGAAGTAACTTTAGCGCCTTGTGCTGGTGCTACGTTTGCCACGTCTGCTGATTGTTTTTTAACAGCATCAAATTCTTTTTGTGCACCACCACTTGATAACCAGTTGGTTAATCCTGCTGGCCCGTTTGCATTTTGTGGAATCAGTCCTTTAGCGGCTAGTGGTTTCCAATCATCTGGTGTTGGAGGAGCACGTCGAGGCGATTCTCCAGGAGTTGAACTCCAAGATCTATTACCGTAAGCAATGACAAAATCGCCTTCGCTGTTAAACAAGCCTTCAAAATTGTTTTGTTGTGCCAGTGTGGCCAAGGCAATGTTACCAGCAGTGCGTGGATCCCATGTGGTAAAACCAGTAAATCCACCTTTGGCTTTTTCAGCAACAGCTTTGTCCATTGCGGCCTTTTCGGTAGCGGCAATACTTTGCAAGGTAAGCGTACTTTCTGCTTCGTTGATTTGATCCAACTTGTTAATGAGTTCTCTAAAATTCATTTTCTTTTTCCTTCGCCTATGTGTTTATCTATACCGCGACTAGCAGTGCCACCTTTACGGCGTTGTTTAGCAAGCTCTTCAATGCCATGACGAATCTGTTCAAGATTTTGTTCAAGACCCATGAACATGCCGCCTTTGGCTTTTTTGCAAATTTGTTCCCATGCCAATAAACTATTGCTTTCAGATAACTCAGCTAATTCTTGTAATTGCGCACGAGCAGATGCTATGCGACTTTTCAGCGACATGGAGTTGGCTTTTTCGTGATTGTGTATGGTTGGATTGTTTGGTTCAGCCGGATCCATGGCAATTGGTGCTTCTGCTATTGATTCAAATTCTGGATCTGGTGAACCTACATCGCCGACTTGATTGGCGTTCAACGTCATACCCTTGTAAGTGAGTTTTAAATTAGAGTAAGCTGATCCACGTTTTCTGAAAAAATCACCTAAATACGTATCAGCTTGATTGATAACTTGTTTCGGAGTTCCTACCCAATTGTTTTTTGCTATAAGCGGTGTTAAATCAAACTCTTTAAACTCGCCGTCTACTGTAACAGATGCTGACAATTTATTTGGATCACTGCCTTCCGCTACACCTTGTGCGGACTCTTTCATTAGTACACGGTTAGCAATAGTCTTTGCATACTGATTATATAATGCACGTTTTTCTTCCGTGCGTTGAATAATTGCAGTTTCAGCTTCCACAAAATATTTGTCGATTAGTCGTTCACGTGGTTGCGGTTTAGTTGCAGGCTGTTGATAATGTTGCATGGCCATTTGTACTGGCAATGCCACTTTGTGTGGATTAGCGCCTTCGCTTAGAGTAGGACCAGCATATGGTTTGTCAGCACCGCCTACAATATCTGATAACTGATCTGTAGAAAGTTGTAGTTCTCTTGGCAAACGTGCATTAGCTGAATTAATATTTGTTTGAATTAACTTAGCAGAATCCCCAGATGGCGGCAAGGGCTTAAACGTAATTGGGAGTACTAGTCCTTTTTTAATTTCTATACTACTCATACTTTTTTCATACAAACCAGAACTAAATTTTATGTAAGAATTTACCTGATCCAAAACATTAGCAGGATCTCCTACTGCTTCGCTCAAAATGCTGACATCGTTCTTTCTCACAATAGATAAAAATTTACTTAGACTGTTTTCTTGAACTGGTGTACCCTTAACTTGAGCCATTGCACGATCATATGTGGCTGCTCTATCTTTGTTACCCAAAGCATATAAATCTTTATTTGACACAATATCTTTAGCTTCCTCGCCATGTCCTTGCCATGATTTGGATGTTATTCCTTTGGCATCTCGACCTATTGCTATCTTACCTAGTCCTGAATCATATTCGGTATTATGTGATACAACATTACCTTTAGCATCGGTAGTTTGTGTAGTACTCAGCGGCCCAGCATTATATTTCCGCGTGGTTTGATTATTGGCCAGATTGATTGATTGACCCAACCCCATCATCTCTGGAGTAGCATATGTTATAGCTTTGCCTTGTGCATCGTAAGTAAACATACCTCTGCCATCAGAATACGTTCTAGTACCGTCTCGATTGGTTTGTACATGGACGCCACTGCCTAGGTCACCGTCTTGTGCGGGCAATTGCGGTATGGCCGGAACTTCGATTGGTGTAACAGCTGGCAGTGTTGCCGCAACATTGGCATCTTCCAATAATTCTGCTGACAGTTTGGCGGCCATGTCTTGGGAGTATTTGATATACTCGGGGTCAGTTTGATATCCTATTCTTGCTTTTTCCCATGCTGCCAAGTTTGGACCTGCCAGTTTTTCTGCTTCATACTTCATTCTATCTATCTCTGCATTAGACTCATCGCTGACTCCCACATTAACTTTAATAAGGTTGGCTTTTCCAGTTCTTTCATTGTCGAGAAATTCATACCTCCACATCAAGTCAACATATCTGTCAAAATTTGGATCATCTGGACCTGGCGCATGAACATATGGTTTAATAGCAGGGGATACATTTGGCGCGGCTGCTGGCTGCGGTATAGCCGCAGGTTGATTTATTTCAGCTTCCTTGACCACACGAAGAAAACGTGCCATGCTGTCAGCACCTTCTACAGGCCGTGCGGAAATGCCGTCCATTGCCTGTAAAATTTTCTTCATGTCCATGAGATTAACCTTTTAATACTTGGCTAGTCAGCGCCTTGATACGATCCAGCTCTGCATTTTCTTTCAGTCGGCGTGGTCTCGCTGGCGCAGTTAATGGTTCGTCATCATAATCGGCCGGCAAGTTATAAAAAGGATCACGGCGTTGCGCCGCCCATCGTTCGGCTTGTTCATCCTCGCGATTTTGTCGTATTTGTTGCTCAAGTTCGGTTTCTCGAGTAGCATAATCTACAATGTTGTTTCGAATGTTATTAAAAGTAGTACCGATCTTGTCTAGCATTCCAGGCTGTTGCATACTTGGAGGCAAACAATCAGAAGGTAGCGTTTTAACTATGCTGGGATTTCTGGCCATCCATTCTTTGGTGGCCAACACGGGAATATAATTTCCCCGTGCATCTCTTGGCGCACCACTGCCGCCTCCGGGCTCGCCCGCTAAAGATTCTGCATCACGTAGCTTTTTAATACGCCACTTGATTTGATTTCTTTCCCAAGGCTCTTTTGCAGTGATCAACAACTGTTGCAGTTGTGCAAACTGCGGATTTTCACCTTCGAAAATAAATCCTGGTTCAACATCAGTTATACGCATATGATTACCCGTTCAACCGTGTTAAGAATTCTTTCATGCGAGTCAAGTCAGCTGATTCTTTTTTAATATCTCCAGTGCCTTTGCCGTTTATTTTGATTTCTTCACCAGCTGGTGTATTTTTAACAGCAAGACCATAAGCGTTGCCTTCATCAGCTACCTTGTTGCCTTTTGTGGGTTTGTCTTTTTTTGCAACAGCTGATTTTTCAGCAATGTATGCTTGTGTTTCTTTGATGTCTTTCCACATGGCGCTGGCGGCTGTTTTGGTGCTTTCATCGTACTTGTCATGCTTGTCACGGGTGGCCTGCATTGTTTTTTTGCTGGCACCTGCTTCTGCTTTATTTTTTAAGTCTTCCAGACCTTTGTCGCCATACTTTTTACGGGCCGCTTGAATCTTTGGAAAACCTTCTTTAACAGCCTTTCCGCCCTTTTCATCTTTACCAAGACGTCCAGCAATAACATCACCCTTAGTTACTTTGTCATAAGGTTTGGCATTGTTGGCCAAGTTACCGTCGCCTTTCTTTTTACCTTCTTCCAACTCTTCTTCTTTGGCTTTCTTTGGTTTAGCAGGAGCACCGTCTCTGTTGTCAAACTTTTCACTGTCCTTCATGCCCCATGTCTTGGCACTCTTTGGACTTTGCTTTTGTGCAGGAGCACGATCTTTCTTTTCAGCGGCGCTTTGTGCTTTGGCATGACTCTTAATACCCTTGCCTGATTTAGCAATTGAATCAAGCTCGTCACCGTCATCTTTATAGCTGGTATTCTTATGCTTGACACCTGTGTCAGTTTTAGTTAATTCACCAGTAGCAGTTTTCTTCGTAGAACCAACTTTGGCATCTGCTTCAAAACCTTCTTCCATTTCTTCGTCGTCCGGAATGCCATTCTTGTTGCGATCTAGACGCTTGCTGGCCGCATGGAACGCTTTGGCTTGACGATTGTACTTTTCAACCTTGCCTTTAACGTGATCTGGAATTGCTTTTGGCTCTTCGTACACCATGCCACTACCGCCACATTCAGTACAAGCCTTGTGTCCACCACTTAGTATGCCTTCAGAAACTTTGTCAGCCGCATCAGCTTTGACTTTTTTAGCTTGTTTTAATTTAAGTTCTTTGACTTTTTCCTTAGCTTCCATCAAGCGATTTTTAATTGCTTGTTTTTGGCTTTCACTATAAACTCCACTGTCTTCAAGAGCTTGACCGTACTGGCTAAACTTCATTTCATATTCGAGATAGTGATAAACAGATGCGATATAGTCAGCGGCTTTGGTAATCTTAGCTTGTACCCAGCCTTCCATTTGATCTTGATCTTCAATCTGTTTAAACAGCTTGTGTGAATAGTTTGCAATTTTGTATAAATCAGCTTTGGCCATTGCACCTTCGCGATCGGACTGTCCGGGTTGTAATCCAATTACATCTTCCCCGTCTTGCGACATGATTTCTGGCTCTGCTGGTCCCATTGGGTTCATTTGATCTGACATGTTTGTAACTCCGTTAACTTGTAATATTTATCTTTTGATGCTGCCGCCGCCCAATAGGTTGGCACCCTTCATATCAAGGGCATTCTTAGCAGTACCGTCTTTGTTTTTAGGCTGTTTTACTGGTTTATTCTTATATACAGCACCTACACCTACATTAGCCGCAGTAGTCATATTTCCAGGTGCGCTGGCAAATTCTTGCAATTCGTCAGGTTTTCCAAACGGATATACTGTAACCCAGCTATCGCCTTGTTTTTGAACCCACTTGCCTGGTTTAAATTTGCTCTTAACAATACCATGCATTTTTAATGCTTGTTCGGGCGTATCTCTGTACCCTTGAGCACGAGCTTCGCGTTCGACACGATTAGAAACCATCTTTTGCTTAACTCTGCCATCTGTATAAATGTATAGCAAGTTAGATTCGTCATCCATGTCTCTTTCAGGACGGCCGAATCCAGTATCACGAAGGTCATTGTAATCACGGCGGCCCTCCGCTACACCTTCGTTAGGCACACAGTTTCTTACTGGTTTACCATTCTTGCCCTTCTTTGTGCCTTCTGCGTGTTTGCCAGGCCAGCATTTGGTAAAGCCATTGCTGTCTTTTTGTCCTTTCTTAATTTCATTAAGAGTGCCGTGTGATTGGCACATACCGCAATCTTCGCAAACCATTTCCATCTCAATGCTTTCGTTGTGCTTCTTCTTGCCAGCACAATGAGCTTTTTGACTAAACCCTTTAGGATGACTGCAATTGATACTGCTTTTGTATTTTTGACTCCACCCTTCTACAATATCTTGTCGAACACTAGTATCTAACTCTGTCATTTTCATAATTTTTTCTCCCCAGTCATGTATGGTAAACTAAACCATAACTTGAACCATTCAGGAGTTCCTGGTTTAATATTATTCTTACGCTGTATCTCGCCGTTGTTATCACCAGTTACGCTGATGTTACTGCCTAGACCAGCACGATATTCATGCAATCTTGCTTCACCGCCTAAACCACCAAGTCCAGCCAGTGCTTTTAATTCATGTATAGGATCATTAGGATCAAGATAACAATCGTCATCTGCACTTTGATTTAGATCCTGTGTTGTGATCCTATATTGTTTCATTTTAAACTTGCCCTTAACATCCAGCTGTGTTTTTTATGTGCATCTTGTCGGCCTGCTAAGAAATCGCTTAGTCCATGATCGCCAGCTTCTTCAGACATGGCAAACACTATCTTAAACATATTGGCCATTTTATCACTATCAGCTAACAGTTCACGTAACATGTCTTGAAATTCAGGAACTGAATTTTCATCTTCAACCTTAGTCAGCATACTGAACTTGGATAAACTAGCAGGAGTGTATATTTGTAAAGCACGTAGTTCTTCTGCAAACGTGTCAATGCTTCCGTATACTTCTGTATAAATGCGTTCAAACAAATCGTGTAGTTGCACAAACAATGGACCTTCTACGTTCCAATGAAAATTCTGCGCTTTGATAGCAAATGCATATTCGCTGGCAAATGTTGTTTTTAATGCTAAGTGATATTTTTCGTCCACGTTATACTCCGTATTGATTTCGTTTGGGTGCGGCAACAGGGCTAGCTGTATTGACCGATTTTATTTCTTCGCTTGGCCCTTTGGGAATTATGCGGGTGGCTTTCTTTCCTAAATCTTTTTCGGCTTTATTAACAATCTCGGCTTCTACTTCGTTGCGTATCCAAATGCTAGGCGAATCAGTGGCTAGTCCACGACCAGCTGATTTGCCGTTACTGGCCATGGCAATACCTAACCTATACATATCGTAATAAGTATCGGAATCATCGTATCGTCGAGCTTCTAATCCTGAGTGCTTCATTATGTTTTTGAATTTGCCAGCTTTCCCTTCTTGCAATTCTTTTTCCATTTCTTTGATCTGTTCAGCTAGATGAAATGCACGAAGATTTTTCTTAGGAGTATTCTTGTTCACATCCACTGTGGTGTTTTGTTTAGTAATAATACCAACACCTGCGGCATCCTCTTTTGCTTTAACAGCTTTCTTAACTTTTTCTGGATACTGATTTAAATAATAAGCAACCACATCAAATATAGGCTTGTCTTCTCCATCAACTTCAACAGTTACACTAGGATTAACCCCCATGTCTTTATAAAATTCTTTGCGATTGCCCGATCTAACAGCCGCACGTAAATTAGTTGCACTTGCTAATCTCTCTGTTGCAACATGTTCGATATGTTTAAATTTATACATACCGTGTTCACTTTCGGCACCGTTATATTTGACTAGTACATCAGCTAACCATGTTTCGTCGGTGTATACTTTTAAATGTACATTTTCACCATACTTGTTGTAAACACTGGTTGCTAATGTTAATAAACTTTGTTCAGGAACAACATGACCTGAAACTGCTGGAAATACTGCGGCCATGCATTGTAATTTAACATCATAAGGCAATGGATCCTTAGGACCAGATGTACTGTCATTAGTACCAACATACCAAATGGGATTCTTGCTAGCGGCACGCCATACACCTGCATGACCCTTGTGTGGGGGATTGAATCGTCCAAAAGAAATTCCAATAGTTTTTACACTATTGGCTGGTTGCTCACCTTCAAACATTTCTCTTAACTTCATGGTACCCACCTTGATAATGTTTCCCCGCTACCGTGTTGGACGTTATCTCGTGGAACAAATTTAGTATGCATATCGCCTGCTGTATCGTACTGTACCCAACCTTCCGAATTGATAACTTTAATTTCTGGCGGATTCATTTCTAACTGCGACAACAGTTGATTTTTTAAATTCATAATTTTCTTAACATAGTTAAACACAGTAGTTACACCAGCCGGCACAGCATCTACACGTGATCTAATATTTAATTTCATACTGTCCGATTTGACCATGCCACTTGCACCCAAATCAATCCAAGTCATAAAATCGTCGCCAACATTGGCCAATTGTCCTGATTTAGATTTTTCATTCATGTACCGATATATGATTCCTTTAAAGTTTGACACTTTAGGAATGGGTGATAAGAACGCATCAATAGCCGCTTTATCTTTTTGAAGATCGGATTCAATTTTGTCAATAGCTTTAGTATCAATCTTTGGCTGTACTTTGGCATAATGCGGACTTAGCACAATCAGCTCTGTTGTAGGCATCATGTACGTTGTGAAATCTTTAACTGGCTTTTGCGAACTATCGTCGGCACCAAACTTATCAAAACTACCATGTGCCGCAACCATTGCCTGCGCACCTTCTGCAATACGCTGACCCAATGTTGAGTCAACAGCAATATGGTATTGGGTTTGGCTTTTTAAGTTGGGATTTAGTTCGTAAATGCCGTTTACTTCTTCAGGCGGTGTAGTAAACAATCCATCTGCATAGAAGTAAATTTCCTTACCTTTTTTTGGAACTTTGGTTGCAGATTTGAATATTTCATATAAGTGACTGAATTCTGTAGCAAACTGTTGACGTTCTGCTTGTTTGGCAGGATCACTAGCGGCATCACCGCTTTTGTTTAAGATAAAATTATAAATGCCACGCACACTGGTAAAGTCACTTACATCGCTTGTACCTGTTCCGCCGCGGCTCCATCCATTGTGACCACATAGGATAAACTGACCGTCTTTGGTATATCCCCAGTAAATTTGTGGAGCGCCGTCCCATTTAAATCTAGTGTTTTCTGAACTTGCAGTTCCAGCTTTGCGTATATGTTCAAGGGCTTTAATTACACCAGCAGTACCGTGTAAGAAAGTTAAATCTTCAACGTGGTTGAATGCCCTGCCAACTTTAGCTTTAACAGGTTCAACAGCTTCACGTACAAATAATTCTCTTAGTAACACAATTAATCCTTGTACTTGCCATCGGCTAGATGTTGCTTAAAGTCTTCCTGCATTTTTTTGCAAATACTGTTGACAGTTTTTTCGTCTAACGATTTGGGTAATTCACGTATAGGGAATTTTTTAACGTATAGTTTATAGCTACTCTCGACTGCTGGCTTAAAAATGCTAGGATTTATTGAACGTTTGCTGTTGGAACGATCTAAACAGTTGGCAATACTAGGGTAAACATGGCGGCGATATACGTCGTCGTCATGATTCATAAAGTGAGTCAAGTCTTCTATTAAGTCAAAGTTAATTTCTCTGCCCTTTTCGGTAGATTTAACAAAATCTAAATCTTTGAAGAATTTATTTTCTAATAGTTCACGTATACGCATTATAAAGCCCAGTTTTAACAAAAATTACATGTATGGCGATAGACGCTCGCCTTTAGAGTATTTATCGTAAAACACAATTACTGTTTAGGCTTTTTCGGTTATCACTCGTTCAACTTTAGAAATTACACCGCTGAGATGCATTTTTGCCATGAGCAAGTTGTTATCACCTGTTATATAGAAATAGCTTCCGCCCCAACTGTTGTTTCTCATCAGCTCGATTTTGCAGGATTTAGTCAGTTTTATCTTGGAATTAGTACTAGCCCAGTTGATAAAAGTGCTGTATTCCTGAGAAGTCCTTCCTAGTGTTACTCTATAATCGTATTTTATCTTGGGTAAAATAACTGTATTTTCTTCTAAAGTAGTACCTGTTGCAGGTTGGCAAATGTACTTTACTCGAGATTTATCCAAAGCGGTCAGCTTGTCAACATCTTTTTTATTGTTAGTATATACAGTAACCCACGGTGTTTCCACACGTATTTCTATATGATCTAATGTAGAAAGCACATGTTCCAGCTTGATAGCATACTGCAATTCTTCTTCGGTTTTAATAGTCCAACGTTTTCTAGAATATACATCAGTTTCTAATTTTACGTTCTTTATACGGTCAGCAATAACATCGCCAGGCGCACTTCTAAATAAATGTGCGCCAGAAAATACCAATACAATTTTGTACTGGTACTTTCCGTAAAATAACTTTTTAGTCTGCTTGAACTGCATTTTCGGTAGTTTCGATGGCTAGCATTGCTACCTTGGATGTTTTACCCTTGGCAATCAGTGCTATTTTATCTTCGCTAATAGAGATAGTTAACCAGCCACCGTTCTTTAAATCACCAAACAACATCATACGAGCAAGGTCACGTTTAATTTCCTTGTCAATAACACGCTGTAACGGACGAGCACCCATCTTACTGTCAAAGCCTTTGGTAATAAGCCAGTTAGTAGCTTCGTTATTGATTTTGATACGAATACCTTTTTCTTTAACTTGCTCACGCAACTCGTCAATAAACTTGGTAACAACTTTAACCATTGTTTCTTTATTAAGTTTATTAAACGTAATAACTGCATCAAGACGATTACGAAACTCCGGAGTAAAGAACTTTTTCAAGTCTTTATCACTATAGTCTTTACTTTGCGATCCAAATCCAATTGTATTTTTATCAGCATCCTGAGCGCCTGCGTTGGTAGTAAGAATCAATACAATGTTGCGACAGTCGGCTTTCTTACCATTTGATCCAGTAATAAATCCGTTGTCCATAATTTGTAGCAATACTGTGCTGACATCTGGATGTGACTTTTCAACCTCGTCAAACAACAGTACAGCATTAGGATTCTCTTGAATCTGTGTAATCAATAGGCCAGCATTTTCTTCAAAGCCAACATATCCTGGTGGGCTACCGATCAGCTTAGAGATGCTATGCTTTTCTTGGTATTCTGACATGTCAAAACGTAGTAACTTGACACCCAAGTGCTTGGCAAGCGACTTAGCAGTTTCGGTCTTACCGCAACCAGTTGGCCCCATGAACACAAACGATCCGACTGGCTTGTTCTCACTCTTAAGTCCTGCTTGTGCAACAATAATTTTATCTACAATTTCTTCAACAGCAGTGTCTTGCCCAAACACATCTGCACTGACATTATCCTGCAATTTAGAAATGCTTGCACTTTCAGTTTCTGAAACCTGTTCTTCTGGAATCTGAACCATTTTAGCAAGTTCGTACTGAATTTCACGTTCAGTAATAACACGCTCGTCTGCAAGTTTAAGGTTGAAACGACTGCAAGCCAAGTCAATCAAGTCAATTGCTTTGTCTGGAAGTTTCTTATCTGTTTGATATTTTACGCTTAGTTTAATTGCCGAGTGTAATGCATCTTCTTTAATTTTAACATTATGAAATCCTTCGTAGTATTTCTTAATGCCTTTAAGAATTTGCATAGTAACTTCAATAGTAGGCTCGTCAACAGTGATGCGTTGGAATCTGCGCATTAACGCACGATCCTTTTCAAAGTGTTTACGATACTCTTCCCAGGTAGTACTGGCCACAACTTTAATGTTGCCTTTGCTTAGAGCTGGTTTCATCATGTTAGCGAGATCGTTAGCTGAGTTACCAGCAGACCCTGCGCCAGAGATCATGTGTGCCTCGTCGATGAACAGCACAGTCTTGCCTTTCTTTTGAAGAGCTTTGATAACTGCTTTAAATCGTTCTTCAAAGTCGCCGCGATATTTAGATCCAGCTAACATTGCTGAAATATCTAAATTGTAAACAGTATAATCTTTTAGAAAGTCCGGAACTGCACCTTTAACAATATTGTAGGCTAGTCCTTCTGCTATAGCAGTCTTACCTACACCCGGGTCACCAACTAGGATGACATTATTTTTGTTACGACGACCCATTGCAAGAGCAATATTTTCTAACTCGTCGATACGACCGATAACTGGATCAATTTTATTTTTTTCTACTTGGGCATTTAGATTTGTGGTAAATGCTTGCAGAGCTTTGCTTGGCTGACCGCCTTCTTGCTGAGCTTCTTCCTCAGGTTCATCTGAGCTGTTGTTCAAGAAGTCTGCAAATTTGTCTCTGTCAATGCCAGCTTTGGCAATATAGAAATATGCCCAGCTACGTTTTTCGCCCATCATGGCAACAAACACGTCAGTGGGTTCGATGCGTTGGCGCCCGTTAAACAATACTTGTGTAAACGCACGATTGAGAACACGTTCAACGCTTTGAGTTTTCTTAGGCTTAACAACTACATCTTGTACAGTAATTTCACTGCATTTGTTTTTCAA